AGGAGAAAAGAAAGGGAAAGAAAGAGCTTTTAACTCAGAATATTCTTTCTGGACATAGGGTAACATCTCCAATGCTTATGGGTATCAAGAATGATACAGGTCTTGGGAGTAATGTTGATGAATTAAACTCGGCTAGTAACTTTTATTTAAACACAGTTGTTAAGCCTTTCCAAGATCAAATTGTAAAACAACTTAGAAAAATATTTCAAGTTAACAATATGGATATGCCTGTTAACTTTGTGCAATTAAAACCTATCACTTTAGACTTTACATCTGAGGACTTGAAGGCAGTAATGACAGAAGATGAAATCAGAAATGAGCTTGGACTAGAGCCATTAGACATAGAAGTTAGAGAAGATTTAAGCGAAGTAGGAATGATAGATGGACAACCTGTTTTTAGCACCATAGCTGAAGCTGAAGCTCACGCAAAAACTTTAGGGTGCGAGGGGTATCACGAACACGAATATGAAGGCAGAACTGTTTATATGGCTTGCGAAGGGCATGCAGAGGCTACTGAGTTAAGTGATTGTAATTGTGAAAAGCAAAAAGAAAAATGTGATTGTGAAAAGACAGAATTGTCAAAAGAGGCAAAAACAGAATTAGAAAAGTTTATTGATCAGTATGGAGAGGATATTCCAGAGGGTTGGGAATTGATTGATGATGAAATTGTAGATGGCGAACATCAAGATTTTGACTTTGAAAGTGAGTTAAATAATGTAGCAAATGAAAAATTTAACTTTGTTAGAACAGGTAGAGCAAATCCTAATGTAAGGAGTGAGCAAGATGGATTAAATAAAGATGGTGATGCGTACTTTAAAGTAAGGTATGTATATACTAAAAACAACTCTGTTTCTGGTGATGGTGAATCAAGAAGTTTTTGTAAACTTATGACAGCTACAAAAAAGAAGTATAGAAAAGAGGATATTCTTAGAATGACTAATATTGCTGTTAATCCAGGTTGGGGAGCAAGAGGTGCTGATACTTATTCAATCTGGCTTTTTAAAGGTGGCGCACTATGTCATCATTACTGGAAAAGACAAATTTTCCAAGCACCAGCAACTGATGAAGGCTTTGTAGTATACCCTGATAATATTACAACAGACAAAATAGTTACAGCTACAAAAGCAAGAAGTGAAGGGTTTACAATTAAAAGAAACGATAGTTTAGTAGCAAGAGCTCCTAAAACTATGAAAAATGAAGGATTTTTAGAATAAAGATAACTATGGCATACGTATTATTTGTATCAGAACAGAAATTAAAAGACAGCACAGCAATTAACTTAAACGTAGATGTTGATCTATTGTTGCCATTTGTAAAAGAGGCACAAAAGCTGTATGTTGAAACTATATTAGGTACTGAATTAACACAAAAGCTTAAAGACTTAATTACTGCTGGAACTATTGGTAATGTAGCTAACGCTGCTTACAAAACTTTATTAGATGATTATATTGGTGATATGCTTCCTGGATATTCTCTTTATCACGCTTTGCCATACCTTAGATTTAAGGTGGAGAATGGCAACATATACTCAAAGACAAGCGAAACTGGTACTGCTCTTAGTACAGAAGAAGCACAGCATTTTAGAGAGGAGGTTTTAAATACAGCATCTTATTATAGAGAAAGAGCAATAGACTATATTACAAATAACATATCTAGTTTTCCTGAGTATTCTACAAATTCTGGTGCAGATGTTTCTCCGACTAAAGACAACTATTACGCAGGAATGAATCTAGAAAGACCTGAGCAGGGTACTAAGCTAACACTTAGAGATTTCTTAACACCAGACATAAGCTACTAATGAAAAAGTATTATAAAACAAAAACAACTAATATCACTAAGCTAAAGTCCTACTTGGAAACTAAGCCTAAATCAAATAAAAATGACAGATCTAAAAGACACTCTACAAGTAGGAATAGCTAACGGATCAGCTATTGGTTTTAGTATTACGGATTGCAATGAAGTTCTAACTCTTGTATCTTTAATATTAGCAATAGCATTTACAATATATAAGTTTTTAAAATTCAACAAAGATGCCTAAGAAACGAAAGTTAAATAGCAACAATCCTAAGTATAACAAAAACCAACAGGATGATATTAAAATGCGTAAAGAATTTGTTAAAGAAGTTAAGGGCTGTAAAATCTACAAATCATACTACATCTAGTTTGATACAAGCCAACATACTTATTATTAGAAAGACTTTCACTGATGAATCTACTATTGGTAAGTTGTTTTTAAATGGCGAAAAGATGTGTGATACATTAGAGCTGCCTTATAGAGATAATCAAAGGAGAATATCTTGCATACCAGCAGGAGAATATAAGGCAAGATTAAGATACCCAAGAGAAAGTGGAAGTAGAGATTACTTGCACATATTAGTAAAAGATGTACCAAATAGAGATTATATCCTTTTTCACAGGGGTAATAATGCCAGTCATAGTCGAGGATGCATATTAGTCGGCTTAAAAAGTGAACACAATGTTGTTTACAACTCAACTTTAGCTTTAGAATTATTACTAAAAGAAATCATAAATTTGGGAGTCACAGAAATGAATTTAATAATCAAAAATAAATAATATGAAATTTTTAGAAAAGTTCTTAATTGGACAAATGTTTAAATCAAAGAAATTCTGGTACGCAGTAAGTTCTATTGTAGTACCTGCACTTGTAAAGTTTTTAGGAGTTGATGTAGAAACTGCTCAGAACTTATACTACGCACTACTAACTTTAGTTGTAGGTCAAGGAATAGCAGACATTGCAAAGAAGTAATAATAGATACAGATTAAAACCACACGAAATAGTGGCACTACAAAAAATGCGAGAAGCCGACACTAGGAATATTCTAGTGATCGGCGACTTGCACGAACCTTTTTGTCTTGATGGCTACTTAGACTTTTGCTTAGAGCAATACGAAACTTATAACTGCAATCAAGTAATATTTATAGGAGATATACTCGATAACCACGCATTTTCTTACCACGAACCTGATCCTGATGGAATGTCGGCAGGATTAGAACTAGAGAAAACAATAGAGAAAGTAGCCGAATGGTACAAAGCATTCCCTGTTGCTGATGTTTGCATTGGTAATCACGATAGGATGGCTAGTCGTAAAGCTATGACAGGTGGCATACCTGCTGCTTGGATAAGATCATACAACGAGGTATTAAATACACCTAATTGGAACTGGGTAGAATCAATAGTATATGATGATGTTTTGTATGAGCATGGAGAAGGTGGTCAAGCACAAACTAAAGCCAAAAACAACTTAATGTCAAGTGTGTGTGGGCATACACATACAGAGGCTTATTGTCGTTGGTATGTTGGAAAAAGATACAGAGTGTTTGGATTACAGGTAGGCTGTGGTGTAAATGCTAATACATACGCTGCTGCTTACGCTAAAAACTTTAAAAGGCAAGCTATTGGCTGTGCAGTTGTACTTAATAACGGAACTTTACCTATTAATCTTTTGATGCCTTTATAATGAAAGACAAAATCTCTTGGCAGCTTTACTTATTATATACACTTATCATAATAGCTATTTTAAGCGTATCTGTATAACCTCTAAGACACTTTTGCCCTTTTCTAATACCCTTATACTATAACGCGTTTACAAGTACTTAAAACAAACATTATCATTATTGTTGATTACTTTGTTAATAACTTTGTAAGTAATTTTGTTAGTAATTAAAAAGTTTTGTATCTTTGTGTCATATTAATCAATAAAAAAGAATTATGAAATTTACAAGTAAAAAAACAGGCAAATCTTTTGTAATAAGTGGAAAGGCTGCTGCTGACTTTTTGTATGCTAAAAATGCAAGAGGTCAATTTATTAATGACTTAGATAGTTACTATATAAACAAGAAAGATGACATAAGTCAAGTTAAATTTTTCTTAGGATGTGTTGGTATGACTATGTTAGCTATTGGTTCAATCTTATTACATTTACAATGGAACTTCTAAATATGAAATTAAAATGTCAAACTTTTGAGTTTTATTCAAATGGTGAATATAGAGATGTTAGGGTGTTAGATTCAAACACAGCTACTTATGGAACTGATATTAAAGAAATAAGCAAAGTAATAAGAATTTTAGGAACACAAGAACAAATTGATAAAGCTCTTGATGATTATTGTAAAGTTAGTGGTCTTAATTTAGATGAAGCATTTAACTTTACAGATAAAGATAAAATAAAAGAATATACAAAACATTATAAAAATAAAGGACTAATAATTAATTTAATATGAAAACTGAAAAACTAAAAGAAAAGTATTTAAAATACGGATTAGAAAAAGCTGATGTTTTTAAACATCAACACTATATAATTATCACAAGATCAGGAATTGAAAAGATTGCTGCTATTGAAAATATAAACATACATTATGAGGTAGTTAAATGCGAAACTAATTTTGCTGCTGTAAAAGCTATTGCAACAAAAGATACTAATACTATTGAAACCTATGGATCAGCCTTAAAGGGCAATACATTTAAAGAGGGCAATACTAATAGTTGGTATGTATTAGAGATGGCGCAGAAAAGGAGTTTTAGTAGAGCTGTGCTTCAGCTTACTGGAATGTATGAGCTTGGCGTATTTGGAGAGGATGAAAGCGAGGACTTTAAAAAGAGTAATAACTAAATAAAAAATTATGGCAATACCTCTAAATAGTATTAATAAGAGAGAACTTGAAACAGAAAATAGAATTAATACTTTAAAAAAAGAAAATGAAAGACTTAGGGATTATAATACTAAATTAAAATTAGACCTTATAGAGATAAAAAAAACAATTAATCAAATATTAACAATACTAAATAAATAAAAATGGAAATCAACGGAATATTAGTTAAAAAACTAAAAGTAGAATCAGGAACATCTAAAGCTGGTAAGGCTTGGAAAAGTCAATTGTGTATAATAGATACTGACTTAGATTTTAAAAATCAAGTAGCTATTAAATTTATGGGGGATAAAATATCTTTGTTAGATAATGTAAATGAAGGCGATAGTGTTACTGTAAGCTGTAATGTATATTCAAGAGAATATAATGGTAGATTTTACAACAACATAGATGGTTGGAAAATAGTTAGTGGTAATTTAAAAGAAACTTCTACTGCTGATTATGTTCT